TGGCCATACAACTGGATAAAAGAATATCCGAATTAACAGAGTTTGATGATCCATTAGTTAAGTTTATAGCAGCAACTAAAGATTACACTAAAAATTATACAGAAGGTTTAACAGCTAAAGAATATGTAGGTTTAAATAAAATGCTTACGGCTGCATATAATCAAACTAAAATTTATGATCCTAGAGGTTTAGTTGCACAGATGAATCACGCATTAAAAGCAGACTTTAATACAGTTGCTGAAGCACCAAGTATAAAAGTATTAATAAATGATAATCAACAAGTTAAAGAAGCGTATGATAATGTTATTAAATCTCAAGGAGAAGAAGGTGCTAATCTTTATGTTCAAAATTTAGTTAATGGTGTTAAAAATGTTCAAAAATCTTTAATAGACGCTAATGATTTTTTTACCAGAACAATTAGAAGATATCAAAAAAGTCCTGTAGCAGGAGCTATAAGAAGATCAGATACAAATTTATTTACTAATCTTGGTTTGTTAGGAGTTGGTGGAAAGTATAGTGTTCAACCTGATGAACTATGGTCTAAAACTTTAAAACAAGTATTTAGAAATGGAAGTAAAGATTCAATTGAAGAAATGAAGTTTCTATTAGGATACAACAAGGAGGGACCAGGAAAAGAAATATTTGATAGATTTAAACAATTATATATGTTTGATGCCTTCACACATTCATTTGATGTTGCTCCATACCTTAAAGGAGAACCTACATTTGAACTAATGGCTAAAGCAAAAGAACGTGGTGTTATTATGAAAAACTACGTTGATGATATTACTAAGACATTAACAGGAGAATTAGATGTACAAAAATTTGTAGATCCTAAAGCTTTAATTAAAACAGGTTTAGGAGAACAAAAATTTGTAGATATGAAATTTCAAGCTGAAAAAGTAGCAGGGTTTAATCCTGTTAAATTTGAAGAAAATTTAGGTTTATCAGGACCTGGTATTGGTGCAGCTGAACAAGCAGCAGCTAGAGATAGACTTATTGCTATGTACGGAGGTGGAGCTGAAGGTAAAAAAGGTTTTGAACAATTAAATAAAATAATTCAATTAATGAAAGCTAACGCTTCTTATGGAATTAGCGACACTAGTACATTCGTTAAAAGAAGAGCTGCGTTAGGTGGTATTAGTGCTATTGCTGGTGGTGTACTTCCATTTGCTGCAGCAGGATCTGTTGGTTTAATACCTACACTAGCATTTGTGTTTTTATCACGTTTTGCAGGATCTGTATTATCTAATCCTAAATCAGTTGAAGTGTTGTTTGATGTTTTAAACCCAACCTTAAAAATTGAAAAAGGTATAGCTGGTAAATTAGATTTAAGTAAAAAAAGAATTTTTGCAGCTTTATTAAATGCTTCATTAGATGAAGACAAAGATGCACCAAAAGTTGATCCTGATTTAATTAATGCAAGAGAAATTACAGATTATTTATTAAGAAAGCAACCACAAATGCCAAATGCTAAATTTAAATTAGATGGTTTGATTAAATCTGAAAGAGATAGAATGTATCCTGAAATTAGAGCTTTAGCTAAAACACCTGCTCCAATGATAGCTGGTGGTGAAAACTTTGTGCGTGGTGCTGCATTAGCAAAACAACAAGATGATATAGCAAATATGCTTGAAGCTCAAATACCTGATCCAACAACACCAAGACAAGCAGCAATGCAACAACTACAACAAGCTCAACAAAGACAACAACCTATGATTCCACAAGTTAATATGCAACAACCAATGCAAACACAAGTTGCACAAAACCCTGCATTGTTTAGAGCATTAAACCCACAAGATACATTAGGACAAGCAATAGTTGAAAGACAGGCAGGAACAGTATGAAAAGAATAATACAATCCAGAACCACTGAACATTTAATTGATCTTTACACAAAGATTGGTGATGTTAAAAAAGAGGTTTCTATAATTAAAAACAATCATTTAAAACATATAAGTTGTTCTATCTATAAAATAGAAAAAAATTTAAATAGACTTATATGGGGATTAATCACTGGCATGGGTGCTTTAATCCTAACTCTAATTACTTTAGTTCTTAAATAATTGTTGATTAATATATTTAATTAATCTAATAAGAATAATGAAACTTATTAGACAAGATACTAGTTTTATTGTCACTGATTTTAAGTGGGAAAAAAAATACTCTTATACAAAATACACAAGAGACGATGACCACGGCCCACGAACCTATCAGGTAAATGAAAAGAAAGTTCCATCTGTAACTACAATACTTTACGCAACTCAAAGCGAAGATAAAAAGCAATCACTAGACGCTTGGCGTCAAAGAGTAGGTCATGAACAAGCTCAAAAGATCACGACTCAAGCTGCTTCAAGGGGTACAGAAATGCACTATGTTCTTGAAAATTATATAAATGGAATAGGTTATTTAAACTTATCCACAGACGGGGCTACAGCTAGGTTAATGGCACACAAGATTATAGATAACTTTGAACCATTAAAACTTATATATGGATCAGAAGTAAGCCTTGCCTATGAAGATAAATGGGCAGGTTCTACAGATTTAGTTGGGCAATTTAACGGTAAAGAAACCATTATAGACTTTAAACAATCAAACAAATTAAAAAGAGAAGAATGGATTGAAGACTATTATTATCAGATAGCTGCCTATTCATTAGCTCATAAAAAAAATTATGGTCCTATTGAACAAGGTTTAATTGCCATGTGTACCAAGAACGGAGAGTATCAACAGTTCTTAATTGACCAAAAAAAACTTTTAGAATATGAGAGCAAGTGGTTTGACAGAGTTGAAAAATATCATACAATGTCAGTTAATGGATAACAAATTACTGGTACACAAACATTTAATTGTGCGTGCTGAAGTCTATCGACCACCGATGGACGAGGAGTTTCTTAGGCGTTGGTTAGAAAAGTTCATAGAACAAATTGGAATGAAAGTAATGATGGGACCTTATGTTAAATACTCTAACATGGAAGGTAATCGAGGCATTACTGGTGCTGCAATTATAGAGACATCTCATATTGTAATGCATGTATGGGATGAAGTTCATCCAGCATTAATGCAATTTGATGTTTACAGTTGTGGTGAGTTTGATCCTGAAACAATTTGTAAAAAAATTGAAGATGATTTTACAGTAAGTAAAATAAATTATAAATTTTTAGATCGTGAACATGATCTACAAGAAATACATACATTAACATACACAGATCCAATAGTTAAAAACTTTGAAAATAATGAAATACAAAAGAAAAATAATGCTTTATTAAGAAGCAGAAAAGAAGTTGAAATTAATGGTAATGGAACTCATGGGTATACAATCAAAGAAGGTGTTCATAAAGGCACAGTAGTAGGCCATATCACAAGAGAAAAGTCAGTACTTGAAAATTAATTAATAGTTATTATATAATACTTAAGACTGCACCATAGGGGTGGGTCAATTAACTTGCTTTAACAAAGGAGATAATTATGACAAACTTAGAAGTTTTTAATAATTTAAATAAGCAATTATTCAACGGATCAACAAAGTTTTTTGATGATGCGTTTGAAACTATTTTTGACGGCTGGTCAAAAGTACAATCTTTCCCATTTTACAATGTGGTAAAATATTCAAAAGGGAAATATGGTTTAGAAATTGGTTTAGCTGGCTACAATAAAGAAAATGTACTTGTAGAAGTTAAAGACGGTATCTTAACTATTGAGGGTAAAGTAGACGATAAGAATGTTGACTACGTACAAAAAGGTTTAGCATTCAGAAAGTTTTTTAAACAGTTTGAATTAGCTAATGATGTTGTTGTTGATGAAGCTGAAATGAAAGACGGTCTATTAAGAATTAAACTTGGTTATAATGAGCCTAAAGAAATTGAAGGCGTTAAAATAGATATAAAATAATGACTATACCATTACAATTAACATTAATTTTTATTATTGGTTTTATTGTAATGTTATATTTTATTTACAAAAATTATAAATAAGTTAATTGGTTAACCATCGTTTAACCTCTTCACCTAAAGTCTCTGCGCTGATTTTAATTTTTCTTTGCAGTGCAGAGACTATAAGCATATCAATAGAATTTCTCATTAGTATATCTACGTAAGTAACGTTTTTCTTTTGCCCGATACGATGTGCTCTATCTTCTGATTGTTGTCTTACTTCAAGGTTATATGAATTAGAAAAGTACACGACATAGGATGCAGCTGTTAATGTTAAACCATAACCACCAGTCGTTGGATTACCAACAAAGAATTTTACATCAGAATCACTTTGAAATTTGTTTACAGCAATAGTTCTATCTTCAACAGATACTGCACCATAAATACTTACAACAGACTTATCACCATAAAGTTTTTTAAGTAATTTACAGATTGATTCAATATTGTGAATATAGTTTGCCCATATAATAAACTTACCATCACCCTCTTCTATTACTTTTATTAATTCTTTTAATTTAGGACAGTCTTCTAATTCTACAATAGCACCTTCATTTGTTTTTAAAAAACCATTACATACCTGATGTAACTTTAACATTTCAGTTAGTTTATTAGCAAAGCTTATTTCTTTATCTTGAATAATAGCAAATGCTTGTTCTTGCATTTGTTTATAAACTCTTTTTTGTTCAATAGTAAACTCTACAAATCTTTGTTGGTAAATTTTTTCTGGTAAATCTAAACAATCTTCTTTACGCACTCTATATGAAAATGATTTAAGTTTATCTTCTAGTTCATGTAAATTAATAAAATATTTAGGTATCATAATAACTCTATCATTACTTACTGGTATAGGTTCCATCATACAATATCTGTTTCTAAAGGATAGAAATGATTTAAATCCTAATAAAGATGGACTTAAGAAAGAACATTGTGTATACAAGTCTAATGGAGATTTTGTTATTGGTGAGCCTGTTAGGATTCTTTTGTATCCTGCCATTGTACCTAATTTACAAATCGCTTTTGTTCGTTTTGCTTCTCGGTTTTTTATTGTTGTGCTTTCATCAAGAATCATCATCGTATAACGACCGAGATTAAGAAGGATAGGCATAAGTGTTTGTAATCCACTCTGGTGACTAAAAGCCTCTACGTTAATTAAATAAAAATTTAATTTGTCAGCTAAATATTGGAATTTTTTATCAACTTTATGTACAAAGATATTATAATCTTCTACAGGACAATGTGTTTCAATTTCTTTAATCCAGTTCTGATAAACAGAATTAGGTGCAATTACAATTACAAGTTGTATTTGTTTTTCTTTAAATAAATAGGCAGCATTATCAATGGCAACTTTTGTTTTACCAGTTCCCATCTCCATGAAGTAAGCGAAGTTTTTTAATTTAGCACCTTTTATAAGAGCTTGTCGTTGGTGTTCGTAAGGTTGTGTTTTGTAAATATATTTTTCAGTCATGTTTCGTCATTCTATACTTTAAAAGTATTTAATATTTTTTATATTTTTTTCTTTACATTGTCAAATAAATAATTTAATAACGAATCAAAAGGAGGTCCCTATGGACTTAGAAGCAGCATCGGCCTCGATACAGGTCGACACGGCTCTATCAAGTGATATAGCCAAGTCTTGCAATAAGTTATTGGAAACTCAGAAACAAATAATGACGGTTGAAGAACAGTTAGCCAAGCTAAAAGAATCTGAAACGTTACTCTCTGAGCAAACAATTCCAAACTTAATGCAACAAGCAGGTATAGCAATGCTTAAATTAGCAGATGGTTCATCTGTTGAGGTAAAGCCTTTCTATGCAGCAAGAATACCATCGTCTAAAATTGAAGAAGCTTTTAGTTGGCTTCGCAGTAATGGCTTTGGTGATTTAATTAAGAACAACGTAACATTAACCTTTGGACGTTCAGAAGATCAAGATGCTAAAAACTTGGTTGACGAACTTAAGAAAAAAGGTCATAATGTAACACAGACTGAAAAGGTAGAACCTATGACCTTGAAGGCGTTTGTAAAAGAACAAATTCAAATGGGTCGTAATGTTCCTGCCGATATATTCGGTGTTTACGTTGCAAACAAAACAAAAATAACCACGAAGGAGTAATCATGGTACAAGCACAAGTAAAAGTTGCTACTGCACCTAAAGCAGAAGTAACTATAAAAAAAGAAGCGCCACTTCCTGCGCAGTTTAACTTGGAAGAATTGTCAGGACAAGGAATGGAATTTATCACAGCACGTGATACAAAACTTCCTATCTTAAAAGTCCTATATCCTAGCTCACCAGTATTAGAAGAAGGTCATGGTAAATACATTGCCGGAGCTAAAGCTGGAGACATTTATAATGAAACAACTGGTTCATTATATAAAGGAAAAGATGGTATGATTGTCATACCGTGTCTTTACATTAATACATTTAATGAATGGAAAGACAGAGGAGACAGTCCAGGTAGACCAGTAAAAATACATACTGATCCATCTATTCTTGCACAAACTTCAAGAGGAGATGACGGTAAAGATAGATTACCAAGCGGTAATTATATTGAAGATACTGGTAATCACTTTGTTTATATTCTTGATAAAGATTATAATCCAAAGGAAACAGCTTTAATTGCTATGAAGTCTACGCAAAAGAAGAAGTCCAAAACTTGGAATTCTATGATGCAAAGTAGAAGACTTAAAGGCACTAAAGGCTATTACATGCCACCATCTTGGGCAACAACTTACAAGCTAACTACAACTAAAGAATCTAATAACAATAATTCTTGGTACGGTTGGGTTGTTGAGTTTGATCAATACTTAAATGATCCTAAGTTTGCTTCTGCATTAGAAGCTGCAAAAGGATTCTACGAAGGTGCTAAAAAATCAGACATCTTTGGTAAGGTTGATTTTAACCAAGAAGAAACTGTAGAAGCTACATCAAGCGAATCAGTACCATTCTAATTATGAATGCAAAGAAGTTACTAGATCTATTCGCTGGTGACTCAACGAAATACATTAAGGTCACTCTTTTGGGTGACCTTAATGAACGTAGTAAGAAGTCTGCAAAGTACGTCACGATTGACGAACCAGTGACCACGGACCTGTGGCAAAACCATCTTGATGGTAAACAGATTATAGGTATTAGACCAGAATTTAATGACAAATGTAAATGGGCTTGTATTGATATTGACCCTGCTGATTATAAAGATTATTCAGAAAAAAAATACGTAGAGATAATTAAAAACCATAAGCTTCCATTAGTACCAGTAAAATCTAAATCTGGTGGATTACATTTGTTTTTATTTTTAACAGATTGGGCAGATAAAGTTAAAGTAGTAAACAAATTACAAGAAATTAATAAAGAATATTTTTTATCAAAAGAAGTTTTTCCTTGTAATAAAGCAGTAGGAATGCCTTATTATAAATGGGAAGCAGCAGTTGAATATGCTTATGATGATGATAACAATGCAGTTATCTTAGGAAGATTTTTAGAAATAGCAGAACAAAAGAAAATATCACCAGAAGAATTTTTTAAATTTAAAATTACTGAATACGAACCAGAACCATTTTACAGAGAGTATCCACCATGCATGCAAAAAGTATTACATGATGGTTGGACAGGAGACAGGAATAATATGTTGTTTAACATTTGTGTTCTAGAAATGAAAAAATCAGAGGGTACATTAACATTAAAACAATTAAAAGAAATAGCTTGGGAAAGACAAAGACTTGCTTTTGCAAAACATAAAGATGGCCCATTACAAAAGAACGAAAGCGATGGTACAGCAGAGTCTGTTTTTAAAAAAGGATATGAATACATGTGTCCACCTAAGTATGGTTTTATTGAAAGCATTTGTAATAAAGAATTATGTAAGACAAGAAGACTTGGTATCATGGCACAAACTCCGGATATATTTAATGAGTTTGAAAATGTAACGTACTCTCAAGATACCAAAACAACTTATTATGAATTTGATTATAAAGGCACACACATAGTTGTCCTTCCTGAAGACATGAAAGATGAAAAAACTTGGAGAACAAAATTAATTAAACACAAAATATTTTGGAGAACATTACCTAAATCTAAAAAAGGTCCACCACTGTTTGAATTATTAATGGAAGCTTTAGTTAACAAAGCTGAAGAAAGTAAAGACTTTAACAAAAAAGATACCAGAGAAGAAATAAGACACGTAGCTTTAAAAGATTTTTTTGAAAAGACTTGGGAACTTGATGATTTTTCTAAAATGGATCATGGTTATACAATTAGAAAATCCGATTCTACATTAGTCTATTTTAAAAGATCAACATTAGATTCATGGATTAAAAGAAATGCTTCTCATTTGTTTAGTTCTACTGTAGAAGCTTTAAATTTTTTAGGATGTAAAAGACACGACTTTTTTCAAGGTGTTAAAAATGTATGGTATGTAGATATGCCTGATTTTGAAAAAGGTAAAGAAGTTAAATCAAATGGTTCAAGTAAAAAAACGATGAGTGAGATGGATGATGACTACCACAACAAGTTTAGAGCTCCAAAAACAGAAGGCACTATACAAGAAAACAATTAAAATATTTGGTCCTCCTGGTACAGGTAAGACACACAATTTGATTGAAAGAGTTTTAAAAGGAGCATTACGAAGAAATATTAATCCAAACAATATTGCTTTTATTTCTTTTACAAATAAAGCTGTAAACACAGCAAGAGATAGGGCCTTATCAGCTTTTCCACAGTACACTGTAAAAGACTTCAATAGATTTAAAACATTACATTCATATTGTAGAAGATATTTTCAAGAAGAAGTGTTTGATACAAAAGACTGCATGCTTGATTTTGCATTACAAAATAAAATTATAAGAACAAGTGATAACAGGGTTGATGATGACAACTTTACTTACAAAGATTGGTCACTTGCTATTTACGATAAAGCAAGAAACATGATGGAAGATCCAGTTAAAGTTTATAAAAAAGAAACATATAAGAAAGAACAATTAAATGTATTTCTTAGAAAAATAGATACTTACGAACATTATAAAAGATCTGGTGGAGAGAATTCATTTATAGATTTTACAGACATGATTGGTCGTGCCATTGATGAAATAGAGTTCCCACCATTAGACATATTAATTTTAGATGAAGCACAGGATTTTACACCATTACAATGGTCAGTTATTTATAAGATGTGTGATAATGTAAAACGTATCTATTTGGCAGGGGATGATGACCAAGCTATTTATAGATGGAATGGGGCAGATCCTAAATACTTTACAACATATTTTCCAGGTCGAAAGGTTGTTCTACGTAAGACACAAAGGTTTGGAGAGGCAGTTTATAACTTTGCACAAATCATAAGAAGAGGCATAGTAGATAGTGAAGATAAGCTATATACACACAATAATAACAAAAACAACTACGTAAAACGCTATTTAAGCTTCAGAGAAGTGCCTTTTAACGAGCTTAACGGTACTTGGTATGTCCTGGGTCGTATACACACAACTGTTAACGAATTAAGGGCATCTGCGAAGGATGCGGGGCTATATTATAAGGATAACAAAGGTAACAAATCGTTTGATGAAAGACAGTGGGAAGCCATAAAAGCATGGACTGCTTTAAATAATGGCAGAAAGATTGGTAAAAAAGCGGCAGAAAACCTGTACAAATATATTAGAGAAATAAAGGATTCTGATTACAGAACACAAAAATTTTGGCTAAACATACCTGATTATCAAGAATTTGACTTTAATGATTTAAGAGAATGGGCTGGGTTAGATATGACTGATGAATATCAAAAGAAAGCTTGGTGGTGGGTTTTAAAACGTAATTTTAGTCCAAGACAAACAATATATTTTATAAGGTTGTTAAAAAGATATGGGCAAGAAGCTTTAAACAATGAGCCTAATATTTTAATAGATACCATTCACTCTGTAAAGGGTGGAGAAGCTAATAATGTTTTAATTTATTCTAAAGCTAATTGGTTATCAGATTTTAATAATAAAAGTAAATCAGAAAAGTCAGATGAAAGCAGAGTTTATTACACAGGAGTAACCAGAGCAAAAGACACAATACACTTGCTATCAACTGATTATAAGTATAATTATCCAATCGGAAAAGATTACTTAGTTTACTTAAAGGAAAATGACAAATAAAGTATTTTGGAAACAAGTAGGTGGTGAACATTATAAATTAATGAAGATACAGCCTTCTAAATTTATAAATGAAAATAACTTGCCATTTGCAGAAGGTAACGCCATTAAATATATTTGCAGACATAAATTAAAAGGTAAGAAAGAAGATGTATTAAAAGCAATGCATTACTTAGAAATGATTTTAGAAAGAGATTACAATGACTAGTTTACAACTATCAATGAATTTTAAAAAACATATTTGGTCTTGTCCAATTGAATATAAAGATTTATCAAAGTACCCTGAGATCGCAATTGACTTAGAAACTAGAGATGATGGTATTAATCAAGGTTTAGGTGCAGGTTGGGCAACTAAAAATGGTTATGTGATTGGTTTTGCTGTTGCAGTAGATGGGTGGCAAGCTTATTATCCATTTAAACATTTAGGTGGTGGTAATATGATCGAACCACAAGTTATAAAATACATGAAAGATGTATGTGCATTACCTAACACAAAAATATTTCATAATGCTCAATACGACATTGGTTGGCTTGAAGCTATGGGAATTAAGGTTAATGGCCAAGTAGTCGATACCATGATTGCTGCAGCTATTATAAATGAAAACAGATATTCTTTTGCATTGAATAATTTGGCTAAAGAATATTTAGGCGAGATCAAAGCAGAAACAGATTTGGTTGAAGCAGCTAAGGACCATGGTGTTGATCCTAAAGCGGAGATGTGGAAGTTACCTGCGGAGCATGTTGGGTTTTACGCGGAACAAGACGCACGGCTCACGTACCTTCTGTGGCAAAGATTTAAACATGAAATTAATAGACAGAGTTTGACTACGATTTGGGAGCAAGAATCCGATCTTCTCCCAATATTAATACAGATGCGTCAGCGCGGCGTTCGAGTTGACGTAAATAAAGCAGAAATATTAATAAAAGAATTTGAAGCCAGAGAAAAGGTAACACTATCAGAAATAAAAAAACTAGTAGGTAAAGATGTAGATATCTGGGCAGCAAGAAATATCGCCGATGCATTCGATAAACTAAAGATAGTTTATCCAAGGACAGAAAAGTCAGGAGAGCCTTCATTTACTCAAAATTGGTTAACTAATTCACCTCATAGAATATCAAAATTAATTGTTCAAGCAAGAGAGATAAATAAATTTCATAGTACATTCTTAAATTCAATTTTAAAATTCCAACACAATGGTAGAATTCATGCAGAGATAAACCAATTAAGATCTGATGAAGGTGGTACTGTGTCAGGTAGACTATCAATGTCAAATCCTAATTTACAACAATTACCTGCTAGAAACAAAGAATTTGGTCCTTTAATCAGAGGATTATTTTTACCAGAAGAAGGTTATAAATGGGGATCTTTTGATTACTCACAACAGGAGCCACGAATGGTCGTACATTATGCAGCATCAATTGGTGAAGGGTATGATGGATCTCAAGAATTAGTTAAAGCATATGAAAAAGCTACAGCAGACTTCCACCAAACAGTTGCAGATTTAGTTGGAATAGAAAGAACACAAGCAAAGACAATAGGTTTAGGTTTGATGTACGGAATGGGTAAAAATAAATTAGCTGCTTCATTAGGTTTAACTAAAGATGAAGCAACTGCATTAATTGCAAAATACAATCGAAGAGTTCCTTTTGTTAAAATGCTTTCAGACAGGTGTATGATTAAAGCCCAAGAAGAAGGGGTTATAAGAACTAAAAAAGGAAGAAAATGTAGATTTGATATGTGGGAACCAATGGATTTTGGTATTCATACTCCAGAAACTTTTGAAAATGCTGCCGCAAAGTATGGTTCTAAAAATATTAAAAGAGCATTTACTTACAAAGCATTAAATAGATTAATTCAGGGTAGCGCTGCAGATCAAACTAAACAAGCAATCATAGACTGTTATAAGGCTGGTTTTTTACCGATAGTACAAATACATGATGAGCTTTGTTTCAATATTAAACCAGGCGATGAATTAAAAATTAAAGAAGTAATGGAAAAGTGTATTGAATTTAAGGTCCCAAGTGTAGTAGATATAAGTATAGGAGATGACTTTGGACAAGCTTCTTAAAACTAGAGATCAATCATTACGAACAATTGTGCATCCATTGTATCAATTGTTTCCATCAAGATTAGAATTAATTTATTTTGATACTATTAAATTAGGGCATGGAGTTCACCAAGATTTTAAAGTTGCCATTAGAGATGATATGGAAAAAAATGGGTTGTTATGTCCAATGGTTTTAGATGAACATAATAATTTAAGAAATGGAAATCATAGATTTAGAATTTTAACAAAACAAAAATTAGCTGATGCAAGTTTATTTTATAAAGCTAAAAATGATAGAGAAACTTATTTTTTTTCTAAACTAAATGTTGTTGTATGGAATATGCATTGTGCAAACAAACCACCAACTGATTTTGAATTTTTATTCAAGCCACCAATGCAAAAATACACAGAAAATTGTCTTCATCTCCTAAGTGAAGGAGTTAGGAAAGCTTAATTTTATTTTACAACTAAGAAGCTATAGAATCTATTTGTTCTATTTCTTCTTCAGTAGTTTTTACTTCTTGCCAAGTTCTTTGCAAAGATAATTCATTGATTTTAGCTTTTAATCTTTTAAGCTCTAATTCAATGCGTAACATATCTAGCGTTACTTGACCTTGCTCTAAAAATTGGCAGTTCCATTTAGATTCCAATGCCATCTTCTGAGCAATTAACATTTCAGTTTGAAGTGCCATTCAGCTCCTCATAAGTTATGAACATCTTGCCAGGAGTGTAGGTTATTTCTTTTACCCAGCTACCTTTTCCAGCTTTCAGTTCTGTTACAAAGTTTTTACCTGCTTCATCATCATTGGTAGCCTTAAGGTCATGAGTAATTCTTTGACCTGCGAACCGAACGGTGAAGCGATAAGACTTCATAGGATTATCTTACCATAATTATGTTATTGAAATCAAGCATTTACAATTTATATGCAAAAAAACCAATAAAATCAAGCAAAAAAATGTACTTGACTTATTATTATTTTATCTTATATCAATGGGAGAAAGGAAAAAAATGAAAATACAAAGCAAGAGTAAAATACTTCAGGAAATTGTTTCTAAGATTGATCAAATTCTTAGTAAAGTTCCTGATAATGATTACAACGGTAATCCAATTGAAGACTCATACGAGTTTGGTCGATATCAAGGAGAATTAAAAAAATTATTTTATACAACTCCGGAAGGTCATCACAGAACATTTATTTCTGATGAGATGGCTAGCGATTTAATTCATGATGAACTATTTGAAAGGAATCAATAATGCATTTAGGTAGTCCGTTATTTTGGCCCATCATTATAATTTTAATTATGATGTTAATTCCAAAAATTTCATTAGGTATTATATTTTTATTAATTGCCCCTTTTTTAATGTAAACAACTAGGAGAAAACATGGATATAACTAAATGGAAAAGTGTTGCAATCAAAATTGAAGATCA